GCTTACGCCTCACTACTACCCAAAAAGTAGTAGTTCCCTAGGGGTATGTAAGGAGAAGAGGTGGCCTTTCGACGAAGAGCCCGTTCCGAGCTCGCTGATACCGGATTTTGCCGGATCAACGGAACCGTTACGAATACTCTAAATCGATCGGCTTATGCAAAACTCTCAGAGACTACCGTCGACGAGAGTTCCACGGGATGGCCTATTCGGAATCAGCTATTAAAATATACTGATTCCAAATTGAGTACCCTCCCTGCTGGAAAGCAGAGAGACAAGGTCGAGCTGGTGAAGAATCGTATTCTTCTCCAGGATTATGGAGGCTCGTTTTGGTCTGAGAAGACCAAACTGAGCACAACAGTAAGTATTCCTGTTGAAACTCCATTTTCGACATCAGGATCTATTGTTGGTCCTGTGTATCACTTGTTGGGCAGTAGGCCAAACACGAGCTTGATCACACTAAATGATCAAACCCTGTTCACCTACGGCTTTGGTTCTCGTGCCATCAAGAAGACTGCTCCAACTGCACCTGAAGCCAATTTGGCTCAGGGTGTTGCGGAGCTCCGCGAGGGGCTCCCTAAAATGTTGGGTGTCAATCTTCTTCGTTCCGGCTCTCTCCGCGTTGTTCCTAAGAACGCCGCCGGAGAGTACCTGAACTACCAATTTGGCATAGCTCCTATCATTAGCGATGTTAAGCAACTCTCCGAGTCTGTAATTAAGTCTCGGTCTGTTACTGAGCAATTGCTTCGTGATAACGGTCGTCTTGTTAGACGCCGTCTTGAGGAGCTTCCTCTTTTTGAGTCGGCCACGACTACTGTATCATCCGGCTCCTGCACCCCTTATTCGGGTGCGTTTGTCGATAGCACCATGCCAATTCAATATTGGACAACGCGATCGACTCGCCGCTGGTTTTCTGGTGCCTTTCGGTACAAAATTCCAGATATGATCGGTAGTTCATTTCTCGATAAGCTCGAGAAATATGAGTTCCTTGCAAGAAGGCACCTTGGCCTCACTTTCGATGCCTCGACGGCATGGGAAGTGACTCGTTTCTCCTGGCTTGTCGATTGGTTCATTGACTTCGGATCTGTCCTTTCGGCGATCTCTGTCATGGGTCACGACAAGCTGACGCTTCACCACGGATATTGTATGAGTGAGGTTGATGTTGAGTTGATCTCATCATCTTCCCATCACTTGCGCAATATTCCTCACCCTCCCCTTGTCAACCGATATTATCGGAATCGCAAGGTGCGAGTGAAAGCGTCTCCCTTTGGGTTTGATGTCGACCTTAATGCACTATCACTAGTGCAGAACGGCATTCTTGCGGCGCTTGGTATTTCCAAGGCGCCCCAAACAATCCTCCCACAAGGAGGGGATGATCGAATTGTCGACTTCCGTGAATGGAAGAAGAAGTTTTGATCACCCGCTTGTTCCATAAGGACGAGCGGTACACATAGCCCTCAAAAGGGGCTTCCCACAAGATTGGTCGCCTATTATGGCTTTTGCAGATCCTCAGTCCATTACCATTTCGGGTACGGCTAACAGCCTTCCCCGAATCGGTTCTGGTCCTGGCACCGGCGATTTTGCGAAGGACGACGGCAACGTCGCCCTTCGCATCCAGCATTCGCTGGGTCGTCGCAACCGTCACAACTTGAAGCTCAGCTTCAAGAAGGTGGCGGCTGACCCGTTTCTCTCGGGTGTCAACCAGGAGTACTCGATGTCGATCAACTTCACGATCGATCTCCCCCCTGTTGGTTTTACCAACACGGAGGCGAAGGCTGTCGCTGACGGCCTCATCGCGTACCTGAGTGCGTCGACTGGTGCTCGCCTCACCCAGCTTCTGGGTGGCGAGAACTAGCGTCGTCTGCTAAGTCATCATGGCACAGGAATTGCACACCTGAAAGGGGTACAATGAAAAGCCTGATGACCCTCCTGCGGGAGGTGCTCATTGATATGGGCACCATGTGCGGCGTAAGCACCCACCGTGACTGGGAAACAGTCACGGCTCGCGTCGAACACGAGGGGATATCGTTTGTTACGATTTCCCTTCCCTCTTTTTGCAAGGACTTCGAAGAAGCTCTTGCTCTGGAGAGAGTTGACTCTCACCTCTTTACGGGTTTCCGTAGAAGGCGTGGGCTCCCTGCATTTATGCAAGGTTTCCTTAGTCAAGTGTTTGACGCTCGGAGCGGTCTTCTCTTGACATCTCCGGATATTGCCGCAATCCGCGCAATTCGCCAGTTCACACTGGCTTGTGCTAAGATTAGATTGGAGTGCTCTAATGAGCGAACCAACGCGGCGTACTCGCAGTATGTCGAATCCGACAGAGAGGTCAGGCGTAGTGATCGGCTTCGTAGCCCTGCTAATCGCATGGACTACAGCCGTATGGCTCGCCTCCTCTGGGCTGATTGTCTTTCACGTGTCGACGGAAACGTCTGGCACGGAGACATCATCCCTAAGCACGGTCCTGGTTCCACAGCCAACGGCGTAAAGGGAAACCTTAAATACGCTGTTCGCGAATGGACTGACCGTCTAGAAGTGTATTTTCCGTGGATTAGCCACGGCGCTTCTAGCTGGTCCCAGTGGACCGAGCTTGACTCAGTCGAATGGCTGAGCCCGGAACATGAACGACCCGTTAGGGTTATTGATGTTCCGAAGACGCTCAAAACACCTCGTATCATCGCAATGGAACCCTCATATGTACAATTTGTGCAACAGGGGATTCTCGAACGAATGGTCGAGTCTATCGGTGTCTCCCGATTTGGGAGTTTCATCGATTTCGTTGGTACTCAAGAAGTGAACCAAGATTTGGCTCGCGTCGGGAGTATCGACGGTTCGCTTGCTACGCTCGATTTGAGTGAAGCATCCGATCGTGTTTCGAATCAGCTGGTCCGCGACTTGTTAACTCCGTATCCACACCTTTTTGAGGCTGTGGATGCGACAAGATCGCGTTCGGCTGATGTACCTGGTCATGGCGTTATCCGCCTGGCCAAGTTCGCATCTATGGGCTCTGCCCTGACCTTCCCGATTGAGGCGATGGTGTTTTGCACCCTCGTCTTTCTCGGAATTGAAAGTCAGTTGGGAAGACCGCTTACCAAGAAGGATATTGAACTCCTTCGCGGTAAGGTGCGCGTCTACGGAGACGATATTATCGTCCCTGTAGACTATGCGCTATCTGTCGTCCGAACTCTTGAGGCCAATGGTCTCAAGGTCAATCG